CAGGTAAGGGCGTCAACCCTGTGCCTCTGTTTGTCTTTTCATATTCTGAACTTTGTCTAACAGTTCTGAGAACATGCTTTCAATACTTGTGTCAGGTGTTGCTCCTAACATTATAATCCCTTGTCTCATGGTGTCAACCACTGACTTTGCTTCGGGATCCTCGCTTAGTTTTGCACGAGCATAGAATATCTTTTGTTTTTCTATGAGGGTTTCAAGTGCTTCAAAGTATTCCATCTTCCGATCCTTGTCTAATAATATAAAATTCATAGCGGATCTGAAACAGAACTGTTGAAGTTCCATCATTTCTTGAATGTCTCCACGGACGATATCTGACTTAAAGAAACTCATACTAGCATTAGTTTGGCACGACTGGTTTTTTTCATGAAGTTTAATTGCTGTGCCTCGTGACGGAGTTTTTCCTTCAGAGGTTTGCTTATTAATTTATTTACACTATCTAATTCAATCTCATTCAATTCACAGTAGTGGATAACCGAATCAATATAGTTCATCTCAGGATTGTCGAAGGCAATCTTCTCCACTTCTTGCGAGAATCTCGCAGCGGTCATAAATTTATCCTCTAATAATTGTTTTTTGTCCATATCGTTCTTGGTATTCGTCGATGTAACCCATCAACTTAATGAAAAATTCTTTCTTAGGTGGTAGTACCTTGACTTGAGTCTCTCCATTTTCACAAGAAACGATTGTAACGATCTGTTTTACTGTCAAACCGTACAGTTCTTGTAGCATACAAGCATACGCTACTTCTTGCACAAAATAATCATGCAAGTATTGTTCTCGTTTTGGTTCTGCTGCTGTTTTAAAATCAATTATAGACAGCACACCATCAAACTCAGCAATGCAATCAACTCTTCCTGCCAACTCAAGATGCCTACTATAAAGTGCTGCTTCTTGGAGGTATATATTATTTATCCTATCTAAATCTTGGATACTATGCTGAAACATTAAGACTGGAAGTGGATACTTTCCATACTTTTTTAAGTCTAACTCATTGTTTAGATAGTCTTCTACGATTGAATGATATTTTGTACCTCTGTTGGTAGATCTTGCACAAATATTATCTGCCTTATCTTTACCAACTCGTTCTCGCCATCGAGCAATTGATTGTTTCTTCTTTGCGTTACTATTAATCACAGTAGTGACAGATGGAAACCTATCTCCTTCTGGTGTAGCGTAAAGACGTTTGCCTTCTACCATTGTAGCACACAATTCAATAGGGTCAAGTCCTACGTGATTAAATGTCTTCATAATCCTAGATTAATTTTACTTACTAAGTAAGATCTAACAAGACCAGACCTAACGATGTCATCAATACCAAACTCTACCAATGAAAACTCATCCATGTTTTGAATGATGCGTTGGAAGTCTAAGATGCCTGTGCGTTCGTTGTTCTTTAACAAGTCTGTTTGTGCAGCATCACCACAGAATATAATCTTACTGTCCTGTCCGACACGAGTGATAATACTATCTAGTTCATGGAAGTTTAAGTTCTGACACTCATCAATAATAACAATAGCATTATCTAATGTAGTTCCACGAATAAAACTGGTAGACCAGAAAGAAATAGTTTCTTGTGCCTTTAGATTATCATACAACATTTCATATGCATTGTCATCAGGCATTTCAAACATAGATTGTACCATCTTTTTATATGGTATCTGATACAACGATGACTTATCTTCGTGATCACCAGGTAAGAATCCTATCTCTCTAGTTGCAACAAGAGACCTAACAATATAGATCTTTTCATATGGTGAGTAATCATCTAGAACTTCTTTAAGTGCTTTGTATAAAGCAACAAATGTTTTACCAGTTCCTGCTACACCATAGGCATAGATCATCTTACCTTCATCCCATTGCTCCCACATCACCTTCTGATTATCAGTTAGTGGTTCAATAGGTAGCATGTACTCTTGACTAATAGGTTTCCTGCGTTTCATTTGTTTCGCAGTCATACCTTGACCTGGTGCTTTGTTTGTTTTCTTTTTAACTGGCATATTAGTATCTGTATTTGTCAGTGATAGTTTTGTTGTTTACATATTTTGCTTTGGGTATAACTTTATTCTTCATAATATCTACCCAACCAGGATGTGTGGATGCCATCTTGTCTCTCCACTCTCCTACCTCACCAGCAGAAGCAACTCCTGCGTGCCAATCTTTATCCCAATCGGGATTGTCTTTCCTCCACTGCTCATATTCTTTCATGGTCATGGAGAGTTCTTTCTTCTCTTCAGTTTTTAAATTTTTTACAGGATATGTTGGCATTAATTCCACTCCAATGCTGATGAACAAATAGGAAACTGCTCTATGAATACACGTTTAGCATCGTTAGCGATGTCCATGTGTTCTTTTTGAGTTCCATGTGCACTACGTAAATCTATGTAGTGAACCCAAGAACGTACGCTTCCCGTCATATAGATCTTGGTTGGTGTTGCTAACGGGAGAACAAATCTCGCACATTCCTTTGCAACACCTTCACGTATGAGTTCATTGTATAAGTCAATTCCCTCAGCGAAATAGGCAGCAATCTCTTTCTGTAGGAATGACGTTTGTTTTTCGGGGATATCATCTATACTATTCTGTCTATTCTTTTGATCTTGTCTTCGTAAATCTGGTACAGGTATTGCTCCAAGTAAATTAGTATTTGCATAGCGTTGACTAAACTCTTGGAATGTAAATGATCTGTGTCTTAAAACCTGAGCAGCAATACCTCTAGTTGTTTCTACTTCTAGAGTCATGTGTGCCTGTTCAAATACAGACCAGTGCTGATGCTTGATGCAATACTTAAGGAGTCCTGCGACATCAGGATTTTCCTGATTCTTGGGGTTGCTCACTCTCGCTACGTAACCCATCGTCTCCTCTGCGTTGGGTGTCACGGTTATCAGTTTTACTGAATTCATTATTAAATCCTTTCTTTCTCCTTAGTTTTTTAAGTTTAAGTTCATACTTTGCATTGTTAAGTTGCTTCTTCATGTAATGTATTTCTACATCAGAATACAACTGATCTTGTTTAAGTGCTGATTTGATTAATTTGATTTGGTCTTTGAGTCTCATATTCTTTGAACGCTTCTCGTATTCCTTGGGTAGTCTCATGATTTAGCACCCAGTCAGTACAAAATTCATAGATATCTTTTCCGAAACCAAATTCTTTTAGAGATAGAATAGCATCTCTTCTGAAACGCATCATCTCATCTGAATAATTAATCTGGGTATCCATCATCGTCATCTCTCCCTTGTGTATAAGTGGAACTGTTTCCGTTGGTGCTGTACGCATCTACGTCAGAGTATACTTCAGATTCTAACACATCTAATAAAGATTGCAAGCTCTTGACGATATTTTTTAACTTACCTCTATCCATATTTATATTAGTAGTATAAGTATTATACCACAAAAAAAGAGGGGGTCAACCCCTCTTTTAAATTACTGTAGAATTTCTCTACAAATACGTTTGCATTCGTTTTGTTTTGTATCACATTCTATTAGACACTCGTAATAATCATCTAACATGTCATTGTGAGACTGATAGTGATTGTGTTGCCAACCATCTAACTGACTGTGCGGTATTAAATTATGCATATTCCTCCATAAATTTTTTCATAATGAGAGGAGGTTTAATTCATCTCTGTGACCTCTGAATTCTACCACTATTTATTTTTTATACCTATACATTTACTAAATTTTGAAACAAAAATAAATGCCTACGAGTTTATACTCATAGACATTTAAGATGTATTAAGATGTGATCTTCCAGTCTTTGACTGCGTTAAAGTGGACTTTTAAATAAACCCATTTAGCGTAGTTAACACCACGATAGGTCAAGAATGCAAACGTTCTTTCTGGATCGTGCTTAACAGGATCAAACTCTGGAAGAACGGGGGAACCCCAATCTACCTTGATCCTTAGCATTTTACTACCTCTGTTCTAGTAATTGAACTTCACTATAAATTATAGCGAGAAAGGCAATACAACCCAAGGATATGATCCCCACGACCTGTAGTGTTTCAACCATCGTTAAGCTCCTACCATCTTACGCTGTACTTTAACGCCTCTATACATTAAATCATGTCTTTGACGTTTAGTTGCCTCTTCGAGTACCTTCTTATTGTACTCTTCGGTGTCATAATTAACACCTCTGTATGTGACTTGTGCCATTTGGTTTCTCCTAAAGTAAGTGGACTTTGCACCTTTACCTCTTGCGAGGGATCCGTGTTTCCGTTCCTTCAGTCAGACTTTTGCGTCTCCCTAAGGAGATGAACGATCCGTTCCGAGTTGGCCTACTTGCGTCCAATGCTCCATGGTCTGCAATCTTGGTCTGGTACTTTGGTATAGAAGTAATCAATAAGATACTCCTTAGCATCTTGGATGTGATTCTCATCGCTGAGTATCTCAATCCTTGCTTGGTTCCATTCGTCACATGACATTTCCCAATG